CAGAGATTCTCGAAGACATACAAACGCAAAAGGAACTTTGCGACAAGCATACCGCACGACTTGAAGTTTTGCTGCAAGAGCAGCAATCAATCAAAGAGCAAGTACAAGCTGCTTCTCAGAAAGATCTTGACATCGTTGACTTGCAATCACGCCTACAATCGGCTGAAAATGCCCTTAGAAAAGCTCGTAAAGAGTTAGATGGGTATGAGGCCTCTTATGCAAGCAAGTTGCAACAATCGCAAGATTTGGAGTCCCTATTGCCTTCCTTGGAAGAAGATGCCAAAGTTGCCGTGAGCGAATATGCTTCTTATTCCATGATTGTTGATGAGGTCAATATTTTACAGCCGGCTGTGAAGAAACTTGTGAGACAAGTTGACAACCTTCAGTCAAAGATTGACATGCTTCATGATCATGAATACGATCCTAATTGTCGATTCTGTTGTGACAACGAGTTTGTAAAAGCAGCAGAGCAAGCAAAAATCGACATCGTTTCCTTGCGAGAAGATAAAGAACTAAAAAACTCTGACTTGCTTGATTTGAAAATGAAAGCTTCGTTGTTCGACACTGATGATTTGCAAAGTAGAATCAAAGCGTTTGAAACTCAATCGAAAGCATTGTCTTTTATTCAGTCAGAGTTGGAAACACTTAAGTTGAAGATTCGAAACTCTAATTCTCAAATTGAAGTTAACACTCAAAAGATCGACATGATCAATGAGGACATTGCTTATTACAATGCAAACGTTGAGGCATACGAGAATCTAGAATCATTACGTCGAGATCTTCAAGCAATCACCAAGACCATCGACCTGAAGAAGTCGGAGATCAAAAAGTGCGAAGACAAAGTGCTTGGCTACATGTCAGAGAAGGGTTCTGCAATTCGAGCAATCGAAGAAGCAAAAGAGCGCATTGACAAGATCAGAGAAGCCGAGAGAGATTATATCGCATATGACATTTTTGTTCAAGCAACTCACCCGAACGGAATCTCATACGAAGTAATCAAGTCAATGCTTCCTGTTATCAACTCTGAGATTCAAAAGATTCTTTCTCCAATTGTTGAGTTCAATGTATTCTTTGACAACGAAGGAGACAAGCTTGAGATTTACTTGCAGCACCCCAAGTATGATCCACGACCTTTGTCAATGGGTTCCGGTGCTGAGAAGACAATCGCTTCTATGGCTGTTCGCCTTGCTCTTGTATCTATCTCATCTTTGCCAAAGTCGCAAGTGTTTATCTTGGATGAACCAGCAACAGCATTGGATGCCGACCATATGGAAGGATTTGTGAGATTGTTGCAAATGATCAAGTCACAATTTAAAACCGTTCTTCTTATTACTCATCTCGAAAATCTCAAAGATGTTGTTGACACAACGATTGAGATTGATAAAGTTGATGGATACGCCCAAGTCAAATTGTGACTTGGGCAACTATTTAGTTTCACAAATAGGAGGTCTATTATGGGACTAAAAGAAGAATTGACTGAAAAGCTTGCTGGAATCGACTGCAAAGATAAGATCAAAGAAACCTTAGAAGAGCACAAGGAAGATATCCGAGATGCTCTCTATCTAGACAGAAAAGATAAGGGGTTATTTGATGCGCTACAAGAAAGAGTTGTTTCTCGCAAGCTGCTTGTTTTTGCCGTTGCTACTGGGTTATTGTATTGGAACGTTGGTCTTGACGCTGATACTTGGGGCATGATTGCAATGACATACATCGGCGGCCAAACTGCTATTGACTTTGCCAAAGTTTGGAGAGGTTAATGATCTGGCTTAAGAAAAACTGGAAGTGGCTCCTAGGTGCTATTAGCACCTTGGGGCTTACTGCTTTATTTGAGTATTTGCGTAGACAAGCCGCAAAGAAAAAGATTGAAGAACTTCACATAGAAGAATCTCGAGTAATTGCCGAGATTGAAAATGAAGCTTGCGATAAAAAGAAAGAGTCGCTGAAAAAGTATCACAAAGCAACGCAGCAACTCAGAAATGATTTCGAGAGCGCAAAGGAAGATTTAGATATAAAAAATGCAAATCGTCGTGCCAAACTACTCGAAGAAGCCAAGCAAGATCCAAACAAGCTAAGCGAGATCTTACTTAATGAATATGGAATCAAGGAGATATAATGATTTGGTTACTGACCACTCTTGCGCTCGCAGAGCCACTCATGACGTCACTAGAGGAAGGAGAACAAGCTCCCTTTGCTGGTAGGTTGCTAAACGACGAGGCGCTTACCTCGTTGATCCTCGCCAAGCAGGAGGCGGAAGAACTATGCTCTTTAGAAGAAAATTTTGAGTGCAATCTAAAACTAGCTGAAAAACAACTAGAACTAGAATACATGAAGATCGACAAAGAAAGTTGTATCCAAAAACATGACGCTTTGATGGAAATCAAGAACGAAGAGATCAAGACGCTAAATAAAATTGCAAATCCCAAAGTTGCATCATGGATATTCCTTGGGGGATTTGTTATTGGAACTGGTACATCTCTCGCAACGTATTATGCAGTAAATCAAATCGCGGAGTAAAAATGATAGTAAGCACTCCATATACAGAGGTGTATGTAAAAAAATCTTTTCTATCTGGGAATCCGAATTATGGCAAGGATGAAACTATATTTGGAGTTTTGTATGCCATAAGGTTTGTAAGAGCTAGAGCCCCACTTTATATTGTTTACCTGCCATCTATGGGAGCACTATATGACAAAGTCGACCAGTGTGCTATATTCAATAAGCCAGAGACGCCCGAGAAAGAAATAAAAATGAGTGATGTTGCATGGTGGGATTCTCTGTCTGACTATTGGCAATTAACTCAAATTCAAGGTCTCCGAGGCATGGATGTTGAAATGTTCAACCGCAAGAACCATAAATGGGAAGGCAACTACCTTTGGACCTGTGATCCACAAAGGCCAAGAGATATGACTGATTATGGACAATCAGAGTGTTGGCATGAGCACAAAACAAAAACTTATTTTTTTGACGATGAAACCGGAGTTCTTTGCTGCGGACCTAACAATAAGATGAGATTCTTAGACAACTCTCTGTGTCCAAAAAAACTAGAGATTCCTTACTGGATGAAGGTTTATAAAGATTTAGATTCTCCGCAAAGAATCACTCATGAAGATGATGGAGAAAGATTAGGTGAAACAGATAGGTGGGACTATGAAAACTAAAGATCCAAATTATGCGGTAAAAATTGAAAAAGCCATTGCCGATAAGTATGGAAAAGAAGCTGTGGCAAATCCCAAAGCCGAATGGGATGATGAAAAAGAAAAAGAATATCTTGCTGAGTTAAAAAGCAATTATCGATATGGAAAAGGTGAAAGTGAAACAATTGACGTTGGTGGTGTTTTAATATCAAAAGAACTACTTAATAGAGAATCCGAGCGTTCATGCCCGACTTGCAATACTTATTCATTCAAATCTGTCGATGATTTATATATGACAAAATTTGATTGTTGTTTTAAGTGTTACATCCAGTATGTGGAAGGCCGTGAAGAAAGATGGAAATCAGGTTGGAGACCAAATAAATGAGCAAAGAAACATTAGAAATTATTCAAGGGCTTTCTCAAGCTGCTGCCAATGCATATGATGGTGGTCACATGGAGAACTATTCTCTTGATGGCCAAGCTAGAAAGGTCGGTCTTAAGAGAGAAGAGGGCATCCCCTTGCTTGACAAGCGTTGCATTGACGGATTTAAAGTCAAGTTTTATGGTGACTCAATGATTATCAATTATCAATCCGATGTTATGATGAGAGACCTCAAGGATGATAGATTTGAGAACGAGATCCTTCAAACAATCAATGAGGTAAAAAAATTCTTGCAAAAAGAATATAAAGCTATTACCGGTAAATCAGTGTCTCTGACTGCAAAGGGCGAGCCGCAAATTCTTGTACAAACAACATCAAGAGTTCGCACTTTTGTTCAAGCATATCAGCACTATAAAGTTGGTGGATTGCAAATGGATCAAATTGGTGCTCCTTCTGAGCCGAATGTTCGAGACATCACAAAAAAGTTTTTAGAGTTCGCAAAAGCAAAGCGACCTCAAAATGAAAAGATTAAAGCCGGAGATAATCAAAAATGAAACTTACAAAAGAAACTTTAAAACGAATCATCAAAGAAGAGCTTGACAAAGTTATGAACGAAGACTTAGGAGGTAGAATTGCAACTCGAGTTGGAGCGGGGATTTCTACTATGACCGATGGTGGAGGTACTTTTCAATCCCATAAAGCAAAGAATTCTAGGATGGCTGCTGCAAATCAAATTGGAGAGCTAGCAAAAGATCTGCAGAAAGACGCAGAAAAATTAGGAATTGACAATGGTCTGATTTTGCTTGGAGATTTGTTTCAAATCTATAAAGAATTTATGGAAGCGGCAAGTGTGTCAGAAGGGCTTACCGACAGAATCAGCTCCAGAATTGGCGGTGCCGTCGGTGCTATATCTGGTGATGGTTATGGATCCTCAAAAATAAAAGATTTTCAAGACGCAACCTCAAATAGAATTGCCCAATTGGGATATGCTCTTAAAAACGATGAGAAAAAACTTGACTTGCCTGACGATACAATGGGCTCTAGAAGAGTTTTGACAATTGCAGCAAAATTGAAAAAAATGGCCACGAAGGATCTGTGAAACTCACTAAAAATGAAATCGTTAAAGAACTTGTAAAGTGCGGCAAAGATCCTCAATACTTCATCGATAACTATTGTAAGATCTCGCATCCCCTCAAAGGTCAAATTCCATTTAAGACGTTTGACTATCAAAGAGATCTGCTCAAGGACTTTAACGATTATCGTTTTAATGTAATTTTAAAAGCAAGGCAGCTTGGGATCTCGACAATCTCCGCTGCCTATGTTGCTTGGTTCATGTTATTTCATCGAGAAAAGAACGTTCTCGTTATCGCAACCAAACTATCCACAGCAACAAACCTTGTAAAGAAAGTGAAGATGATATTTAAGAATCTTCCTTCTTTCATGTTGATCGCAAAGATCACAGTCGACAACAGACAATCATTTGAATTGTCAAATGGGTCAATGGTTAAGGCAGCATCTACATCTGGAGACGCTGGTCGTTCGGAAGCATTATCATTGCTCATTGTGGACGAGGCAGCGTTCGTTGAGGGCTTCGACGAGCTTTGGACGGGTCTTTACCCTACTTTGTCTACAGGAGGGCGCTGTATCGCTCTCAGCACCCCTAACGGCGTTGGAAATTGGTTCCACAAAACTTATAGTGATGCCGAGACAGAATCAAATGATTTTCACCCAATAAAGCTTATGTGGGACGTCCATCCCGATAGAGATCAAGCATGGTTCGACAAAGAGACCACGAACATGTCAAGGCGAGAAATCGCACAAGAGCTTGAGTGTTCGTTCAATGCTTCTGGGGAAACTGTTATAAACCCAGAAGATTTGCAAAGAATAATTCACGAAGTGAGAGATCCAATTTACAGGACAGGATATGACAGAAATTACTGGATATGGGAAAAATATGAAGAAGGCGTACCCTATCTTCTTGTGGCTGATGTTGCAAGGGGGGATGGTAGCGACTTTTCTTGCTTTCATGTCTTACGTATAGATACAATGACGGTAGTCGCAGAATACCAAGGTAAACCTGACCTTGACATGTATTCAAGCATTTTATTTTCAGCAGGCACAGAGTACGGGACTTGCTTGTTGGTTGTCGAGAACAATGGTATCGGAATTGCTGTTCTCGAGAAGCTTAAAGACATGGGCTACAAAAAAATATATTATTCTATCAAGTCAACTCATGAATATGTCGAGAGCTATTTGGCAGAACATGACGATAGAGCAGTTCTTGGTTTTACGACCTCAACAAAGACACGTCCGCTTATTGTTGCTAAACTAGAGGAGTACGTTAGAAACAAACTAATTAATATACATTCCAATCGTGTTTTTCATGAATTGAAAACATTTATTTGGCAAAATGGTAAGCCTCAAGCTATGCGATCATATAATGATGATCTTGTAATGTCTTTGGCAATTGCTTGTTGGGTGCGGGATACTGCACTGACAGAAAGTGAAAAAGACATGGCATACAAGAAAGCAATGCTCGGAGGTGTATTCAAAAGCACTACGACGATGAATACGCAAATCAAAGGCCAAAAGTTTTACAATGAAACATTCGAACAAAAGCACGAGGAGGAAATCAAAAAAACAAAAGAATTTTTGTGGATATACAAAGGATAGAATATGGCCCGTAACGAAAGAAATCCGAACAATAATCAGAACGAATTGTTCAAAACACTGACTAGATTATTTTCTGGTCCTTTAACGCAACGAAGAACCCAATCAGGGCGCCAACTAAGAAGACGGCACCTTGACATATATGCAAAGCGTTTTAAGTCAGCTTCCGGTCAGCAGTTTAAGAAGACCGAATACAACCCAATGAACATCATGACGCTTAACATGATTTCGAACAGAAACCGAGCAGAGCGTTACGTTGACTTTGACCAAATGGAATTCACACCAGAGATTGCTTCGTCTCTTGACATTTACGCAGATGAGATGACAACTCATTCAGCATTGACTCCAATGCTTCACATCAAATGTCCAAACGACGAAATCAAATATATGCTTCATTCTTTATACTACGATATCATGAATGTTGAACATAATCTCTTCGGTTGGGCGAGAACGATGTGTAAATACGGAGATCTCTTTGTTTATCTCGACATCGACGAGAGCAAAGGAATTCAAAACTGCATCGGTCTTCCTCCACAAGAAGTTGAGCGTCTTGAAGGAGAAGACCCATCAAATCCCAACTACGTTCAGTTCCAATGGAATAATGCTGGTTTAACGCTCGAGAATTGGCAAATAGCGCACTTTAGAGTTCTAGGGCATGACAAGCATGCCCCGTATGGAACATCGGTTCTAGAGCCCTCCAGACGCATCTGGAGACAACTTACGCTTCTTGAAGATGCAATGATGGCTTATCGTATTACAAGGTCTCCAGAGCGACGTGTATTTAAGATTGACGTTGGCGGTATTGCACCACAAGACGTTGAACAATACATGCAAAAAGTTATGACACAAATGAAACGTCACCAAGTTGTAGATCCTACCACAGGACGCGTAGATTTGCGTTATAACCCACTTTCCATCGAAGAGGACTACTTTATCCCTATCAAGGGCGGACAAAGCTCTACAGACATTATCAACCTTCCTGGAGGCCAGTTTACAGCACAGATCGAAGACGTTAAATATCTTCGAGACAAACTATTCTCAGCATTGAAGGTTCCACAGTCTTACCTCTCAATGGGCGAAGGTGCAACCGAAGATAAGACAACCCTCGCACAAAAAGACATCAGGTTTGCGAGAACAATCCAAAGATTACAAAGAGTTTTAATTTCTGAGCTTGAAAAGGTTGGGATTGTTCATCTATACACGTTGGGCTACCGTGGCGATGATCTTCTCAACTTCAAGCTCTCTTTAAACAATCCTTCTAAGATTGCAGAGATGCAAGAGCTCGAACATTGGAAAACCAAGTTCGACATTGCCGGAGCTGCTACCGAAGGATATTTCTCACGTCGTTGGGTGTCCGAGAATCTTCTTGGATTGTCTCAAGATGAATATCTCAGAATGCAGCGTGAAATGTATACCGACAAGAAATACATGGCTTCTCTTGAAGCAGCAGCTCAACCAGCCGAAGGCGGCGGAGACGCTGGTGGGGGACTCGGAGACCTTGGAGGAGGCGATCTAGGTGGAGACCTTGGTGGCGACTTAGGTGGCGATCTAGGAGGCGGAGATGACTTAGGAGGAGACCTTGGTGGTGATCTCGGGGGTGACACTGGTGGAGATACTGGAGGCGAAGAAGGAGATCTTTTAGCCGAACCACCAGCAAAGCGTGATGACGATGCAAAACCTCGAGGACCATACAAGAGGCACCAATCCTCATATCGCAAAGGTGGATTCTCAAAGCAAATGAAGAATCAAGCATTTAGCGGAGAAGTCCGAGGATCAACTTCAAGAACAACTTGGCCCGGCAAAGTTGGATTCGGAGGTATGGATTCTCTTGCAAGAGGTATTTACGAGTCAAACGAAATTGAAGAAGAGAAACTATTTAACACTAGCAGCGAACTTAAAACGCTGATTGAGTCATTAACGAAAAAGGAAGACAAGCATGAAACATAATAAGAAAAGAAATACCGCTTTTCTTTACGAATGTCTGATTCGTGAATTAACGAAAGCAATCTTAAAAGAAGACAAAGTCAAACAAACAAAAGTCAAGGGTCTTTTGCGAGAATTTTTCTCAAAAGGAAAGGTTCTTAAGCAAGAGCTTGATATTTATCGCAGCTTGATGGAAACAAAAGAGGCGAAAGAAGATTTCTCAAGACGACTTCTTCAGGAAAGCAAAGTCGACTTTGACAAGCTTGAGCGCAAAGAAATCTTCAACGAACAGACGGCGTTGATCAATAAAATCAACAAAGCACTTGGGTCTCAAACATTTTCCAACTTTGTTCCGAACTACAAAGATCTAGCAACTCTTGGTCTATTCTTTCAGAATGATAACTTAAATGCAAAAAAGAGAATCATGCTTGAGAACAACATGGTAAATTTTTTGTCAAGAAAAGAAGAAGTCATGACAGAAATGAAGCATGTCGACAATCTAGAATTTAAAATGTTTGTCAAAAGATTCAATGAAGCATATGAGCACTCGCTATTGAAAGAACAAAAAGAATTGCTTGGCAACTTCATTGTCTCATTTTCTGACAATGGCCTTGGATTGAAATCTTATCTAAATGATGAGATTGGACGACTCAAAGAAGCCGTAGATTTCGAAATCACAGAAGGCAACAATAATGAACTAAAAGAAAATTTCAAGAAAGTTAGAGCAAAGCTGGATGGTTATGCAAAAGTGCCTCTAAATTCAGCCATAGTCGAGGAAGTATTTTATATCCAAGACCTTTTAGCGGAGGTAAAGAGAAATGCCAGTTAATATTAAAATCACAGGTGATGAAGCAGAAGAAGTCCCACAAGCACCACCAGAACCGGAAGGTGTGAAGATCGAAGTTGTCGAGAAAGACAAGGTCGAAGGAAAGCTTCAGCTACGCTCAGCAATAAACGGAGACCTCATGATTATGGACCATAAGGACATCGATATTGTCGTAAAGCCAAATGAAAAAAAGATTGTTGCATTTGCAAAAGAAACCTTATCCGATCTTGTATATGGCGCTGAGTCACGATTGCTTGAGTATCTTCGAAAACAAGGTGTCCTTAAAATTGAGTCAATCCAAGGCGGAAATATTTATGGCTCTCTCGAAGGTCAGCTACACGAAGGTGAAAAGGTTGTCGAGATCACACTTATGAAAATCTCAGAGTGGATGGAGTCGGAACAGCCAATGATGTCTGGAAGAACCGGCTATGATGATATGCACGATGATCACCTTCTTTCACCAGATGGAGAATACTCAACAGAGCTTGGTGAAGTCCCAGCAGAAGAGCAAAAGGGCTCAATCCTACAACACAACTTGTTCGCACCTTATCTATATGGGAGATATACATATTAATGAAACACTGGAAACCTTTATTTGTCGAGAACAGCAAAATTCCTGTTTGGCTATCTTACATTGCTCCGATTGAGATTGGTGCAATCACTCTTGGGCCTGTGGTTATTTCTCGAGGAGAGATGAGTGAAGCAACCAAGAGGCACGAAACAATTCACTTCCAACAGTTTCTAGAGCTTGCGTTTATTGGCTTTATTTTTCTTTACTTTGGATGGTGGACTCTCAACCTACTCAAAGGTCAAAAGGGCGATGAAGCTTATTTCAATATCCCATTTGAAAAAGAAGCATATCAGAATCATGATGATGAACATTATCTCGAGAACAGAAAGAGATATTGTTGGTGGAATCTATGAAACAAAAGCTTATAATGGAAAACTGGCGTCGCTTCTTGACTGAAGAAGAAAAGAAAGGCGCTAATACAACCGGTATATGTATGTATAGCGAAGTTGACGACGACGATGCAATACTCATTCTTTATAAGCTAGGGGTGGGTGATACGATTGATCAAAAGGTATTTGGACTCAAAATAGTTGGTTCAGTTGGCCTTACCTCTTTACAAGATAGTGGTCCGTGCATTTCTGGTAAAGCTGTTGACGGCACAAATGTTGGAACAAAACCATCATGGCAGATTGAATCGATTTACACCGCCCAAGAGTTTAGAGGACAAAAATACGGCTCGCTCCTTTATAACATGGCGTTTGTTGTTGCAAATGGTTCTGGTGGCGGTTTGACATCAGATAAGGATTCTGGATCGACAGCAGCAGCCGGACGCATGTGGGATTACTTTGACAAAGATGAAACTAAATATGCCAAAGTTGCAACTGCCGATGGAAGCAAGCTATTTGACTACGACGGAACAACTACACCAGACGACCCAAATGATGACTGCATTATGCAGCCCAGCCAAAGTAGAGCAACTGATCATAGTTTTGCTCTAATGAGTGATCAAGATAAGTCATTCGCAGAATCCGCAATGGCCGAGATGGAAGCGAACCATCGAACATTTATGGAAGAAGTGGACAATGATCCATACTATAGTGCAGACAAGATTGAGAAAATTCTTCAACAAGCTGACTATCAGGGCTTCGACATAGCATATACGGCATCTGTGTGAGGAACCTTGGAAATACTTAACTTTATTCTAACGGCATACGGAATGACATTCATTATTGTCTACGGAAAAATCTTCGAAGACATTAGACCAAAGAAAGATTACACAAAGAAATGGAACACGCTTTGGAACTGCCCTTTGTGTATGGGTTTTTGGTGTTCGCTGTTTCTTTTCTGCATTAACCCATTTACCCAACTATTTACTTTTGAGCTTTCCATTGGAAATGCTTTTTGTCTTTCTTGCCTTGGAGCAGGAACGACTTATTTGATTTCGGTTTTAGTCGATGATTTTGGACTAAAACTATCATCGAGACCAGGGGGTGATTATGTCGATGATTAGTACGCGCTGGATGTTGCAACCGGTACGTCGCTGTTGCAGCGGATCCTAACTCGAGCGGGTAGCGCCCGCTCATTTTATTATTGGAGAGAAGAATGTCAAAACAATTGCTAAGAGAATTTCACGCACTATGTCCTGACGGTATGTGCCAAGATTTATTGACCGAACGTGAAAAACGCGAGATCACACAAGAAGGCGCAGTATATCTTACAGGACGAATTCAAACAGCAGATAAGAAAAACGGAAATGGTCGTGTATATCCATCAAAGGTTCTCAAAAGAGAAATGGATAATTACATGCAGATCGTAAAAGATAACAGAGCGACAGGTGAATTAGATCACCCTGACGACTCCGTAATCAACCTAAAAAACGTTTCTCACATGGTAGTCGACTGCTGGTGGGAGGGAAATGACGTAATGGGAAAAATCAAGGTTCTTGACACTCCTAGTGGACGTATTCTAAAGGACCTCATCAATGCTGGTGTGAAACTTGGGATTTCTTCTCGAGGCCTAGGTTCGGTAAAAGAGTCAATGGGCGTTACAACAGTTGAAGAAGATTTCCAGCTAATTTGTTTTGATATTGTATCCGAACCATCAACACCAAATGCCTATGTCTATCCTAAGGGCCAAAGCGGTGGTATGAGAATGTCGTTCTCATCAAAGTTGCGAGAACAGAGAGAAACAAACATTGATGGACTATTTAAAAAGATTCTTGGAGACTAAATGAACAAAGAACAGCTAAAGAGAACTCTTAAGCCAATGATCAAAGAGTGCATCAAAGAAGTTATATTCGAAGAGGGAATTCTATCTTCGATTATATCTGAAGTTGTAAAAGGCACGGCTCAACCTCTTGTCGAGTCAAGACAGCCAACTTATCAACAACCACAAGTCGATTATGCTGCGAAAGAGCGTGAACAGAAAGCTAGAAGAAGACAAATGCTTGACTCAATTGGTAGAGACGCTTATAACGGAGTTGACTTGTTTGAGAACACTCAACCTCTTCAAGAAAGAAGATCATCCGCTATGTCTCCTCATGGTTCAAAACCATTGGATGGAGTTGCACCAAACGATCCGGGAGTCAATCTCGCTGCTCTAGGTGTAAATACCGGTATCTGGTCAAAGTTGGCAGGGAATTAGAATGGCATCAAATTTTAAAGAAACTCCTCGGAAAAATGAGAATCCGGAGAGATTCATCAAAAGGTTTCTCAAGAAATGCAAAAAGCTCGGAATCATTAATGAAGTCCGAGATCGCAAAGAGTTCAAATCAAAGTCCGAGCGCAAAAGAATTGCTAAACGAAAGGCAAAGAGAAACAATAAAAAAAAGTAACTATTTACTTGAGAAAAGAGAGAGGTAATAATGAGCTTATCAAATGTATATACAGCGGGTCTCGGAAATGTCGGATCCTATCAGGTTTCCGGAATCCCATTCGCAAGTGGAAATTTAGATGCAACAGGAGGAACAGCTTTAAAAGTAACGTTCCCTTATGTAACAAGATGGGTTCAAATTATCAATCATGATGCCAACGAATTAACATGTTCGTTTGCAAGCGGCTCCCTTTCGGCTACAGCGGGTGCGAATTGCTTTAAGCTACATAGAACACATGGAAGCAATGAAGGATATTACACACCGAGGTTCGAGTGGAAAGTAACAGAAATGTGGTTTACTGGTTCGGGTGACTTTGATGTTATTGCTGGGCTCACAAACATTCCCGTTGATAGAATAAATAACATAAGTCCTTCCGGAAGCAACTGGTCTGGCTCTGTAGGTGTTGGATAAATTAGTCAAGGAGTAAAACCATGGCTGATTTCGGCTGGGCATTTGTAAAAGGCGGTCTCGTATCAGGATCTGCACCACCATCCGGCGCTGTTCAATTCAACGACAACGGAAACTTTGGAGGATCGCCTGATTTAGTTTTCACTTCTGGTTCAACTTCAACCTTGGAGATGACAGGAAATATTCTCGTCAATGGAGAAGTATCTGCCTCAACGTTTTATGGTGACGGATCAAACCTTTCTGGTATCACAACCTCCCCAGCTGGAGCGACAACCCAGATTCAGTATAATAATGCTGGAGCATTTGCCGGATCCGCAAATCTTACATTCGATGGTTCTACGCTAAACGTCACTGGGAATCTGAATGTATCCGGAACATTAGCAGCCAACGAACTAATCGTCAATGTCGAGAACAGAAACGTAATAAACATTTCAGCAACCGGTTCAACTCAGTTTGGGGACTCAACTGACGACACTCATATCTTTACAGGAAGCATGGAAATATCAGCTGCTTCCAATCCCCTAAAGCTTTACGGCGTGCAAGCCGGAACTCCTCCTAATAGCTCAAGTTACCTCGCTTTGGACTCAAGCTACAATCTTGTATTGACATCCGCAGCTGGTGCTGACTCTGACGGCGGAACAATTGGCGATGCTGAAGATGGAACTTACACTGATGGTCTATTTACTGACTTTATAGCATCTACTCCAATTGGAACAGCAATTGACAGATTCAATGAAATTCTAAGCATTATTGTTCCGGGACCCGCACCAGCCGTAGACAGAATAAACTATACAAACACATCAGGAATCGAGACAAAACTTTCCTTTGATACGGGAGCAAGTGCCCCATCTGGTTATGTCGATGTTGAATCAACTGGTTCATTTACTTCTCCTCCGAGCATTGATGATCAGTACACTGTTACAACTAGTGGAGAAGATTATCGCCTCGGTGTTTATGATGGAACACAAGAGATTACCGGTGCAATCAACTTCAACGTTGCTGAGCAACTAAAGTCAACCGAAGTCAATTATTCCAATGATGCTTTTGGAAATGGACAAAGTGGATCTCTCAACTTATATCTGAACGAAACTTTGCTTCACACTCTCAACCTTGACGGGTTCGCTGGATCAGGCAATCCAAACACCGGATCAGCAAGTGATCTAAATCTTAACGGGTCAGGATTCTTCGATGTTTCCGTGTCTGCATCTGCTCGAGATCAAAATGGATCGGAATATGACATCTTCCAACACAGGACTGCGAAATACGTCATTGATCCTAACGATCAGAATAAAGGTTGGAACTATGCGAAAGTGGAGCATGTATATGGATCAACGACTTATATAACAAATTTTGTTCAATGGTTCAATGATACAGATGCATCATCCCAAGCATTGTCAATCTCTAATCAAAGAACAACATTTACTGGACAAGGGTCAAAATATCTATCTGGTGTTGAATACTTCAGATCAGCATCGATCACTTACAACGCAGAAGTGGCCAATGCTTACAAATTTACTTATCCGACAGGAAACGTTCTAACTTTCAATAGAACAACAAATGTTGACACAATCTCGGCTCAATCGCTACCCGCAACAGACGGAACAGATCTTTATAACAAAGTGTTCGAGATCACAGGATCAACAAACACAAATGACGATACAATGCTGGACGATTCAGCTACAATTTCCATCAACCTGTCTCACCCACTAAAAACAAACTTGTCGACAGCAGGAGCTGTGATTACTGACGAAATCCTTATTTATCACCGAGACACGGCGAATTCCAATACAATTGAAAACTTTGAGCTTGAAAATTATCGTCTGATAAGCGATGGATACTCAACTCAAGGCGCAGTTTCCTCAGGAACATGGGATTCACAAAACCATATGACATCCTCTGGTGCAACAGGACACACTGATGGATTACTTGTTTATAATAGTCGACTTTACTCTCCGAAACAAGGAGCAAATAGCGGTGATTTCTCAACACTTACAAACGGACCCTCTGGGAATCCTGATTATTCTAGTGTTACTGGAACAAGGACGTTTTTCAGAAAGCTCGAGAACACAACTGGGAGCCCTGTCTATGATCTTAAGATTACATCTACAAAGAACACAAAGATCAATAACACAACTTTGACAACTGATAATGTCAAATTCTTTGTTAAGATTCCTCCCACAACCGGTTGGATGGATATATCGCAAAATTTCTCTTATGGAAATATTGGAGATAACGATGGTGCCCTAATCAATGGAGCATCTGACAATAGCAACACAGGCACAACATCAACATCAAATTCTGTTCATTGTATAACCTTTGGAACCGCTTCTATACCAGCTGGAAGCTATGCGGTTATAAAAATTGAAGCCGATGCATCGTGGACAAAATATTTTGAAACTTTACAATTCCAACTTGGAGCTTCCGATACAGACGACGCGGCAACCCCAGATGAAGTTGCTGACCTAAATTTGACCGATTCAGCAGGTATTGCTGCAAAACTTTCTTTTGGTGGCAATAATTCAGTTAGCGGATATTCAAAAGTTGCAGGGATTGGATCACTAACCGCAGTAAATGTCAATGAACTATTCTCAGACGATGAAGATGTAACGAGAGGAGTATTCTCAGCTTTCGAAGTTATGGGCGGAACAATAAACCCAACGGCATCTGCTGGGGCTTCCAATGCTTTCTATAATGCATATACCGGCTCTCTTATCCTCGAGATCAATGGTGCTGAAGAAACAACCATCGACCTAGAGTCAACAAGAAACGCAATTTCATCTATAACCGATGACACCGGTTTGTCAGTGTCATCAGTGGCAGAATCCCTGACCTCAGATGGAATCCCTGACTATAGATTGCACTATAGAACTGGAACATACTCTGTTGGAGTAAATGATCAGAACTCTGGATGGAACTACGCTAGAGTTATTCACAGAGTCGGAGGAGCCGATACAACGACAAACTATGTTGAGTGGGTGGTTGATCCATCTGGTTCAGTGGATGATACTAATGTGTCGACACCTGTTCTAAGTGACTTCAATCACACCGACATCTATTATCAATCAGGAATCGGATACTTTGCAGCAAATCCTACGGCAAGCTTTTCATTTACTGGGTCTAACTTCTATAGCAATGTTTATCAAAATGGAACGGCAATCTCATTTCCATTACCATCAAATTGTCAAGTAACTAATATCAGAATTACAGGATCAGGCATCAATACTTTTGATAGTGCAGTTAGTTCATGTAACATGCCATCTCTCAACGAAACCAACGATTGTGAGCTAACAAGCATTGAGGTTACGGCAAGCGTTACTTATAATGGCGGAACTTCTATATCTGGAGCGTTCTTTTCTTCTCAAGATGCAAGCATATCTGGTCGAGTTCTACACCCGTTCAAATCAAATGGAACCGCCGCGACTCAAACAAAAACTGATTTCATGAGATATTCTGGCTCTATTGGGAGTACCACAGAAGCAACAGACGAATACTTTGGGCTGGAAACTTACAGGATTGTTTCAGGCAATTATGCGAATCAAGCAGCGGTAACTTCGTCAGCCAATACTTGGAACTCAACATTGTCGATAAATGACACTGCCTCATATGCTGAGCATGCTGATGGCATGGTTACAGCCAATGGAAAAGTATTTTCTCCACTAAAAATTGGTGTCGCCGGAGATACAGGTCACGCAAACCTTCAAGCTCCTGCAGGAAACCCTGACTACTCTTCGCTTGACATTTCCGAGAGAACATATTACAGATACTTTAAAAACAACTCTGGGACACTTCAAGCCAGTGGTCTAACAATTTCTATTTACGGAAATGCAACCCTCATACCCAAAACAGGTACATTGGGAGCAAACAACAACGTGATGGTTGAGATCAAGGTCCCCTCAGACCCAACATATACTGGTGGCAACGATAAGTCGACTGGATGGTGTGACGTTGGTAGTCCGCTTGATGACCAATTAGATCCAAAAGTTGATGGCTTTGGGCTATATACTGGAGATTTAAATACAGATACTGCTGAATTAACTATCGCAACTCTAAACTTCTTTAGCTCTGGTATTTACGCTAATCAATATTTTGTGGTTAAAATAACTGCTCATGAAAATTGGACCGGTTCTATCAATAGAATAAGGATGGTATACGCATAATGTCAAAGGTAAATGATACATTAATCAATATTTCGGCGAAGAAGTCGTTAGGAAAAGCGCATACCTCAAACATTTTAGACCTAAGTAATGAAACTAGGCCTTCAAATGTTCAAGTTTCTACCGACACAACATTTGGTGAAGCAGTTCCGAATACCGTTGATATCTCCGCTTTCTTCTCTATACAGAGCGGATCAGTGGAATACATTGAGTTCGACGTAAATGAGATTCTTGGAACAGATTATGACGAAGATGATTATTCTGGTGCAGGTGGCTCTGAAGCATCTGCAAACACTTACCACGGATATTATCTTTCTCTACCTACTGATTACGAGACCAGCAGTTCCAACTCTAATGCGGGAACTGGCTTCTTTACGGACGGACAAGCGCTTTATGATACAAGAGGTAAGTTACAAATTGTTCCTCCATTTTTATCTAATGCCGCAGCGAATAGATACAACCTAACGCTCTATGATCAAGATGGAGACAGAATCTTTCCAGCAGATGAAATTGACTGGACTATCGATTATTACAACGGAATTATTTTTGTTCAAGATCCTCAAACAAGTAAGGTTCCAACAACAGCCAGAGCTTTCTTGTATGTCGGCGACATGGCCTCAGACGTTATTAGCGATATTTCTGGTAGCTCTGGTGGCGACATCATTGTCAAGGACGAAGGATCTAATCTAACAACATCTGTATCATCATTTGACTTTGTCGGATCCGGTGTATCAGCGACTAACTCAGGCAATGATATAACCGTAACGATAAATGGTGGGATCACTTATTCGAGAACGGCGATTACTTCCACAACAACCGCTTCTGTCGCCTCAACTATACTAGGAGTGTCCGGAGCTGCTGCTATTGACATCCGCCTTCCCTCTGCTGCAGATTATGATGCTGGGCAATACTTTACCGTAAAAGATGAGAGCGGAGCAGCAGATACAAAAAACATCACAATACTTACATCAGGGTCTCAAACGATTGACGGACAAGCTTCCGTTGTGCTTGAATCTCCATATGCCGCAATCAATCTTTATTCTAACGGATCCGATAAGTTCTTTATTTATTAAGAAAAGTTTGAGAACATCTAATCATCTTTGATAAGTTCGAAACTATTTATTGTGTTCATGCGTTTCGCGACGCATACATATTATAAAAAGTTATATTGGGAGGAAATAATATGGCTTATAAATTTCAAATAGGTGAAGCTAAACTTAGCGGATCCATTACACAAACCGATGGTGCTTTCACAGGTGCTAGCACCATTGATGCTTCTGGTGACTTAACGGTTGATTCTATTACGATGGCTGAATTTACTGTTGCTGCAAACGGTAACACTGATATCGATGGTACTTTAAATGTTGAAGGTGTTCCTACTTTCCAAGCTGGAGCAGTATTCTCTAGTGGTATCACAACTGCTGGTGCCATCGCTGGTGCAACTACAATCTCAGGTTCCGGAAACATTACTTCTGGTGGTTCATTTCTTGGTGCCGGAATTGGCCTTTCTGATGCTTCTGGTATTGTTCAAGAAAACGGTGGTCTTGCTCAAAGTGATGGTGAAATGCACTTGGATTCAAATGTTGCTGGTGCTGGATTGGCTTTATCTTCTGGTGTTCTTTCTGTTGACATCGATGAATTAGATGAATTGGCTGAAGCTCCGCATGCAACCCAGGACGAATTCATGGTTTCTGACAACGGAACTGAGAAAAGAGTTTCTATGACTAATGTTGCTAACGGTGCATTTGCTCTTGTTTCTGGTGATGCTACTATCGCTTCTGGTGGTGCTTTGACAATTGCCAACGGCGCTGTCGAAAACGATATGTTGGCCGGATCTATTGCTAACGCAAAATTAGCCAACTCTTCCATCACCTTAACTCAAGGAGCTGGTATGGCTGCTCTGGGCGCCGTGTCTCTTGGAGGCAGCATCACAGTTGCTGTCGATGGTGTTCTTGAGGATCTTGATTCACTTGGTGCTGCTTCATCTGATGGAGAATTCATTGTTGCTACTGGTGCAGGTGCTTTTGCATATGAATCTGGTAACACTGCAAGAACTTCTCTTGGATTGGGGACAGGTAACTCTCCACAATTCACCAACTTGACACTTTCCGGTGACTTGACTGTAAATGGTACTCAAACTATCATCAACTCAACCGCAGTTGAAATTGCAGACAAAAATATTCTTTTGGCTTCAGGTTCAGCTAATGGCGCAGCTGCTGCTGGTGCTGGTCTCACTATCGAAGGTCCAGAAGTTCAGTGGAAGTATGAGCAAAATGGTGAAAGCAACGCAGCTGCTGATGCATCTTCTTCCGGAGATATCTGGATTGCTTCTGGTTCTGCTGGCTTAGTTGATATCCAAGCTGCTAACTTCTATGGTACTTTCGTTGGTGATGGTGCAGAATTGACTGGTGTTGTAGCGTCTTCTATGATTGAAACGCTTTCTACAAAAACCGCAAACTACACATTGGACCCAACTGCTGAAACAATTGTTCTTGCTAATGCCGCTAGTAGTAATGTTGCACTTACTCTTCCGGCAGCTTCTGGCTTGTCAGGTGTAGTAATCAAGGTTAAAAGAATTGACAATACTTTAGCAAATGCTGTATCTATTGCACCAGATTCTGGTGAGAGTTTAGAATTTGTGACAGACAATGTCGTTTCTCTAGACACTCAGGGTGCTGCTTTATCCCTTGTATGTAACGGAACAGCTTGGTTCATTATGTAATCAATAAAGCAGACAAGATTTTTCTTGGGGGGTTGGGCGAAAGTCCAACCCTTTTTCTATTTATAATAAAAATGGAGAATAAAAATGGCATATAAATTTTCTAAAGGATCTCAAGTAATCGGAGATCTCAAATCAGCTGATGATGCTGAGAGAAATACTCTTATTGATTTTGGAGAAGACCAAATCGATTTTCAAACAAGCGGCTCTGTTCGAATGCAGATCACTAACAATGGCGTTCAAGCTTTAAATGGAAACTTTGTTGACTCTAATGGTGATATTATCCTAGGAGCTTTATATCAACTTGACGATGGTCTAATTCAAAATCCTAGCTCTGCTTACACACGACTATATTTTCCAGCTGATGATACTCTCTCGGAAACGATGGCGCCAAATGCAAACAACTACAGAATAGCACCATTTGCCGGAGAACTAATAAAAATTCAAATCAAATCATCAAAAAACTTTAGCGGTAAAACTCTAACAGCAGGTTTCCATAAAGGAACAGGAACTGATAATGCGTATGAATCCACCCCAGTAGAAAGCATCTCTGTTAGCGGAGACGTATCTCACACGGTCTACACTTACAACTTTACTGGTTCAACTTTTAGTGAAGGAGACATTTTTGGATTTAGTTTAGAATTGTCAGAATTTTGGGCAGGAAACGAAAGCATCCATATTTCTTCTGTTGTAAAGTTTGACCCTTATGCATGATACAATAAACAATAGTTTGACTTTTATCAAAACAAACACTATTTATTGAAGAAAATAAAATTCGGGAGATAATTTAATGTCTAGCATGTTAGAACAAGCGATTGCTGATGCAGCGGCCCTTCGTGAGCAAGCAATCAAAAATGCAGAGCAATCTGTACTCGACAAATACTCAAAGCAAATCAAAGAAGCAGTAGATCAAATGCTCGAGATGGACGATGCTCCTAACAAAGCAAATGAAATTATCAGCGAAGTCGAAGAAGAACTAATGCAAGAAGAAGAAGCACCAGCAATGGGCGAGCCAGCAGCATCTGCTGCTGTCGAAGCTCCTCCAGCATGGGACTCTCGCTTTGATGATATCTCAATGAAACTAACCGCAATGGTTGACAACCTTCCAGAAGATGAAAACGGAATGATTGAATTAGATCTCGGAGATTTCTCAGTGCCTCAAGATGAGATGGCAGCTGCAGAAGGAGCTCCGGAAGAGCCTCTAGGAGACCTTTCAGGCGATCTTGGAGACCTTGGAGGGGAAACATCCGCGGAAGATGGTGGAGACGATTTAGACAGCCTTCTTGGCGACCTAGAGGCCGAACCTGAACCACTTGAGGAAGTGTATGATATTCTTGGTGACCTTCTTGAGGAAGTAGTCGACTTTGAACCAACTGCAGCAGCAAAAGGCGTATGGCGACACAATGAATCAAGAGAAGAATTCAATGCTGATATGGCCGAAGTTGTTTATGAAGAAGAATCCGAAGAAGAATCTTCCGAAGAGTCAGATGACGAAGAAGTCATGGGACACATTAACGAATTACATGAGACCATAGAGTCCTTGACGCGTCAAAACAAGCAACTAGAACGCGTCCTTTCCAAGCTTGAAGAGCATATGGACGAGACTCTATTGTCAAACGCAAAACTTTTATATCAAAACCGCACTCTAAGCGATGCCTCCCTGAATGAGCGACAAAAATCTAAAATTGTCGAAGCCATCTCGAATGCGGAGTCTCCGAAGGAAGCTAAAAATCTTCATGAGACACTCAGAGCTACAGTGGGATCAACGCCTAACAGCAAAGGTCCACAATCACTTAGCGAGTCCGTCAACAGAAGATCGAACTTAAGTTCTATGCTGAATTCTAGACAAAACATTAACGAAAGCAAGCAAACTGCTGATCCTTTGTTTTCAAAGATGCAGAAGCTTGCGGGCATTAAAAAATAACATTTAGGAGAAATAAAAATGTCTATTATCGAAACTCTTACAGAGGGCGTTGTAAACCGCAATATGCAACAAGAAGGCGCTGCTCTGTTAAACAAGTGGACTCAAACTGGTTTACTCGAAGGGCTTGACGCGTCTCAAGCTCAAAACATGGCTGTATTGCTTGAAAACCAAGCTAAGTCATTGTTGAAAGAATCTACGTCTTTAGCTGGTGGTTCTATTGAAGGTTTTGCTGCTGTTGCATTTCCAATCGTTCGTCGTGTATTCGCCGGACTTATTGCAAACGATCTTGTAAGCGTTCAGCCGATGTCTTTGCCATCTGGTCTGATCTTCTTCCTTGACTTTCAATTCAACGAAACTCGTCTTGGTAACACTACTGCCAAGTCTATTTATGGTACTAACGAAGTTGGTTCTGAAATTGTCAGTGGTGTTACATTGGTCGATGCTACTACAAAAGCTGGATTTGGTGGCCCTGGTCGTGACGGTTCTGTGGGTTATGCTTATGCTTCACCAACCGGTTCAAGTTCTGAAATTGCCGCAGCCAACGGGTTTTCCGCTATCTTTGAATTAGATGGAGCTGTATCTCAAACAAATGCTAAATACATTAAGTATGACCCAGATCTTTTGACCATTACCGATAGTGCTAAGCTCGTAGTTGTTCTCGATGTCGAAAAAGAGGATATTGCATCAACAGTCGGAGATCCAGACTTTGATAACTTATCTGCATTCGTCGCCGATACAGCAGAAATGGCTACAATGATCACGGATCTTAATGACATTACTGGCTTGACTCAAGTTCGTCGTTTGACCCAAAAAGTTGCTGCTGCTAATGCTTTGACTGCAAAAGAAGCGATTCGATTTGTTTTCACAGTTACTACTGGATCACACACTTTGGACACTGGGACCCAACTTGCTACTACTGCTTCAGCAGGATACTTGACTATGCCTATGAAAGATACAATTGATCCTGTCACAGGTACACCTGGTGCTGTTGCTGGAGAATTGTTCCCACTAGAAGGAAACGAAAGCATTCCAGAGATCGACATCAAGGTTGACTCAATTGCGATCACAGCACAAACCAAAAAGTTGAAAGCAAAGTGGACTCCTGAATTGGGTCAAGACTTGAACGCTTACCATAACATTGATGCTGAGGTTGAATTGACTTCAATCTTGTCTGAGCAAATTGCTTTGGAAATCGATCGTGAAATCTTGGCTGACCTTGTAAATGGTGCTACTGCTGCTACTTACTACTGGTCTCGTTCACCCGGTATGTTCTTGAACCGCGAAACTGGTGCTGAAATTGGCGCTTCTGCTCTTGCTCCTGACTTCACTGGTACCGTTTCCGAATGGTATGAAACTTTGGTGGAAACCATCAATGACGTATCTGCTCAGATTCACAGAAAGACTTTGCGTGGTGGTGCTACTCACGTTGTTGTCTCTCCTGAAGTTGCTAACATCTTGGAATTCACCGCTGGTTTCCGTGCAAACGTAACTGCTGATGCTGATAAAGGTGATATCGGTGCTGTTAAGGTTGGTTCTTTGAATCGTAAGTTCGACGTTGTCGTTGATCCTTACTTCCCACGTAACGTTGTGTTGGTTGCTCGTATCGGTTCTTCTTTCCTTGAAAGTGGATATGTATACGCTCCATACGTTCCGTTGCAAACTACACCAACTATCTTCGGACCAGAAGACTTCGTTCCTCGTAAGGGAGTCATGACTCGCTATGCGAAGAAAATGGTTCGTCCTGATATGTACGGTTTGGTTATCTGCCGTGGTTTGTTGGGTGAATCTGGATCCTAATCCTTAATTCTCTAACAAAAAAGACCCTCGGACTTCGGTTCGGGGGTTTTCTATTTTAGGCACTATTTATTAAGAAATCTGGGAGAATTTTTATGAAACCAAAAATGAAAAGAATTTGGGCTGCTAAACAAAAAGCCGCCAAAGAAGCTCAAGCAAAACAACTTGCTGAACAAGCAGCAAAGGCAGAAGCCGAAAAGAAAGCTGCTGCTGAAGCAAAAGCAAAAAAAGAAGCCGAAGCCGCTGCCAAAAAGAAAGCAGAGGAAGAAGCAAAACAAAAAGCCGAGAAACCTAAAAGGTCATCTCGCAAAAAGAAAGAAGAGAAATCCTCCGAAGATTAAAACGTTTGTTTCATTTCGTATCTCTTAACCTCCGTTGCTTAGCTTCGGAGGTTTCTTTATTTTCAAACTAATTAATGGGACGGAGGATATTACATGAGTTTCCCTGATTTAACCCCAACATCAACGCAATCTGCGATTGTGTTACCAATAAGCGCATCTTCGGACAGCATATCAGATGCAGAACTTACAAGCTCTTTAGCTATTGGTCACTATACCGGCGCAACTTTTATAGCAGGTGCGAGAGCCCAAGTTGCTTTTACTTATAAAAGATTGGGGGGAGATATTCTCGACATTGAGTTGACCGCCAGAAACGTCTTTAATCACTACGAGGAAGCCGTCTTAGAGTATTCCTACATCATGAACCTCCATCAAGCGCGGAACTCACTAGGAAGCGCCCTAGGCGGTCCTACGGGGTCATTTGATCATAAGGGAGACATCACTGCTGGTGAAGGCGTCTCTCTCAAATATCCCAAGTTTCAATTCGACTATGCTTTCAGAAACGCTGACAAGTTTTCTTCTGAGGCATTGGTCGGAGGAACCGAACCCGTTTATTCAGCATCATTTGCAAGCGTGACAGATCAACAAGAATATGACTTGCAAAGCATTGTATCCTCTTCTCAATCCGGAGAAGCATGGGATGGAATGGGAAATAAACGAATTAAGATTAGACAGGTGTATTATGTATCACCTAAACAAATGTGGAGATTTTATGGCTATTATGGCGGCCTTAATGTTGTGGGCGATTTTCATAACTACGGTCAGTACGCTGATGACTCAACCTTCAACGTCATCCCACCATGGCAAAACAAAGCCCAAGCAATCGCATACGAAGACCACCTCTACACGAGGACGTCACACTATTCCTATGAGATATTAGACAACAAGCTTAAGCTTTACCCAACGCCTCAAAGTGTGTCACCGGAAAGATTCTGGTTTAGATTCACTGTTGAAAATGACGGAGGAGCGTTTGCTACGGGATCATACGACTCTGGTGTAAATGGTGTCAACAATATGAATACAATGCCAATGGAAAATATTCCATTCGAAAGCATCAACTCTGTTGGTCAACAATGGATTCGCAGGTTTGCTCTTGCGCTCTCAAAAGAGACCCTAGGGCAAGTTCGAGGCAAGTTTGGTGGTAATGTACCAATTCCAGGCGATAACGTCTCTTTGAACGCCTCAGACCTACTATCGCAAGCAAAAGAAGAGCAAACTACTCTCCGAGAAGAGTTGAACAAGCAGCTTGATGAGATGCTGTATTCCAAGATTGCCGAGACAGATAAGGCCATGGTTGATAATATGGATGCATTAGTGGCCAAAGTGCCTCTAAAGATTTTTGTGGGGTGATCTAAATGTCAAAATGGGAAAGACCAACGCAACCTCCTTCTCCGATGTTTCTCGGAGAGAAAGAGAAAAACCTTGTAAAGCAAGTCAATGATGAAATCATCGAAAGAGTTGTTGGACAACAGATTCTTTACTTCCCAATTGACATGGAGACCACAAACTTCCATCCATTATACGGAGAAGCAATTGAAAAAAACTTTCTTCACCCAATTCGAGTGTATGCCCTCGTAGAATACTTGGGAGTTGAGACAGCTTTCATGGAAGGCATCGGTATCGACAAGACCACAGGTCTAAAAGTTAATTTTCACAAGAGAAGATTGACAGAAGATCAAAATCTTTACGTCCGAGAAGGCGATTTCGTCAGATACGGAAGTATTTATTATGAGATAGTAAAGATCAACGAACCAAAACAGCTTTTTGGACAGATTGACAGCAGATTTGAAGTAACAGCTGAGTGTATCAGAGCAAGAGATGGAGTTTTTAATGGCGAATAATGAAAAAGTTCTCACCCCGTCAACAATTGAGACTATTGACATGGCAATATATAACCTTATCAATGAAGGATTCGACTTGCACACAAGAACCAATACCGGATTTCGCAAAGTTCCTGTGCTTTGGATGTCACCAGAGCGTGCTGTCAACTCAAAAGACAAAGATATTCGAGATTCTGTTGGAAAATTAAAGCTTCCTTTGATATCGGTTGACAGAACAAGCTTTAATAAAGACCCCGCTTTCAAGGGCGGGTGGCAAGCTCACGTATTTCCGGACACAAATGGTCCGAGAGGATATAAAAAACATCAAAGACTTGTTTCTAGAAAAGTTGCTCAAAATCCAACAAGAAAATTTGCTCAATCCGAAGCAAAAAAAACTTATAATGACCATAATTTTCCAACAGACAACAGAAAAGTTGTTTATGAGGAAACTTATGCACCCATTCCTGTTTGGGTAACCGTCAATTACTCTGTAACGCTGAGGACAGAGTATCAGCAGCAAATGAATGACTTAATGACACCGTTTGCAACAAGAACAGGCTTAATTAATGCATTAATTGCAGAACATAATGGACATCGATATGAAACTTTTATTCAAGGCGACCTATCTATGTCAAACAATACAGCCAATCTTGGAGAAGACGAAAGAATGTTTCAAACAAAAGTTGATTTGAAAGTTCTCGGATATCTTCTCGGAGATGGCGAAAATGAAGAAGTCCCAAAAATAACTACAAGAGAGACCGTAACGGAAGTTAAAATTATCAGAGAAAGGTCAA